TCTGAGACATAACACGATAACCAGCACCGACGTAGAGTTGACCAAGAACAACACACACGGTACAAACACTCCAGAAGTAATAATACATTCTGGACTTCACCTGATGACTTCTGTTTTTCATTTGAAGTTACACTCACACATAATTTCTGTAAGGGCTGCAAGAAGATTAATCTCTTGGTCAGCTACGAACGCGGATTGATACTGATACTTAGAAACAATAAGAACAGCAGCAGCGATACTGGGCCCATCCAGTATTGGGTAGAGAGCATCATAAACATTCCGCAGAAGTACAGCAGAATCATTGTCCAAGTTATTGACACACCATTTACGTACTTCAGGAAAGTTCTTTTCCTTAAGACTCTTAACAAGGTCATTGGTTTTTACCTCTACGAAAGCTGCAAGAATACCTGAGTCAATTGTACCACCGACTGCATAACGTTGGCACTCATTCAGTACCCTACGCCAGTCTGGGAAATGTTTGTTGATAAGTTCTACAAGAACTTTCTCTTCGTACTGGACACCTTCCGAATCAAGGACTTCACAAATTCTTTTAAAGAACCGCGCAGCGATCTTCGGTTTGTCTTTACCCGAGATAGAGAAGTCAAAGACAGCACACCTTGAATGGAGTGGTTCAATGATTTTGTTCTTGTAGTTGCAGGTGAAGATGAATCGGCAGTTGCGACTAAACTCCTCAATAGACGCCCGTAGGAGGAGTTGTACGTCTGGGGTTGTGTTATCAGCCTCGTCAATGATGACGACTTTGTGTTTAGCAGTTGACGAAAGCGATACGGTCGAAGCGAAGTTCTTCGCATTGTTTCGGACAGTATCAAGGAATCGACCTTCGTCGGATCCATTGATGACATAGAAATCTACTCCAAGTTCATTACACAGAGCTTTTGCAACGGTGGTCTTACCAATACCAGGAGGACCGGAGAGAAGCATATTAGGAATCTCCCCACTATTTAAGAAGTCACTGAAGTTCTTCTTGATAGAGTCAGGGAGAATGCATTCTTCAATAGTTTTGGGGCGATATTTCTCAACCCAAAGGAATTCATTCATAATCAAAGCCAATCTGGTTTGCGTTGGGGCATACGAAGGTAATTATCGCACACCCAAGGTTTAGATGCAATATACATCTTGTAAGCATCAAAGGTACTGATACTTGTGTCCAGTTTATATTCGTCGGGCATTGCACGAGCGAATGGAGTCACGTTCGTAATCTTCCCCTTTGGAAACAAGTAGTATGCTTCAACAAGTGTCTTGTAACAAGAGTGAACTTTGTTGTATCGCAGAGTGTACTCGTCACACAGATTCAATCCCCACTTGATGAGCCAGTAGGCGTTATCCACGGTGTCTGCCGCCCACTTCGTACAAGGGTGGTTACGAAAGGCACCCTTCTCTGTCTTATAGGGCGTCCCGTCTGTTTTTCCCAGAGTTCCGTAAGAATGATACCAAGGAGAAGCAATAATAGACAACATTTGACAACACTCCAACGGCATTTTGACAATATGTTTGTCAGGAAGGCAGATGGCACTTTCAGCGGGAAAGGGAGAAGTTACGAAGATGTTCATTCTAGAGGTCTGATAAACTCATTAGAAACGATGTCTGTTGCGATCATCGCCTCATACATATATGTTACACCAGCACGGGGGACTGTGTGGTCGCCGCAGGTGAAAACGTCACAAACCGCCATACCATTTTCAGGCCAAGTGTGAATACTGATGTGGGACTCAGCAAGAAGAGCAATGGCGGTGACACCTTGAGGATCAAACTTGTGAGATGAAACATTCAACAATGTACTCTTACACAAATGTGCGGCGTGCACTAGTACATTGCGAATGTGAGCCTCATCATCAAGCAGATTCTTAGAACACCCCTTAAGGGTGAAAAGAATGTGTCTCATCAACCAAAGGTGGAATCAGGTTCCAGAGCGATGTAGTACTTCAGGTCAAAGTCCTGGTTAGAGAAACGAGACAGAAGTTTAGAAGAAACAACCACGTCATAAGAACCAGGCAGAATCTTGATGTTCTCTACCTTGAAGTTGAAGGAGAACTCAGATTCAGTCTCACCAACGACGATAGAGAAGTCGTTGGAAGTGTCGTTCTTCTTGTCACGAACAACCAGTTTGACAACACCAGCTTCACCAACAGCAGACAGATCAGGCAGTTGATACACTGCAGCAGCCTTGAGAAGTTTATCCAGTTGTTGAGTATTCAGTTGGAAACAAACATCCTCACTGGGGAGTGCAATCTCTTTCTCAGGAGGAGTGACAATGACGTTCGGGTCAGCAAAGAAGTACTTCGAACGCATCTTACCTTCACGAATGACTGCATACCCATCATTGGTGAAATCCAGTTCGGGATGTTGATGCAGACTCATACCATTAAGGAACTGGTTCAGGTCATAGATACCAAAGTCCTTAGGAATATCTTCCTCAATCGCGGCTTCAGCCAGAATGTTCTTCATCACCGAAATAGTACGGAGAGAACTACCTTCCTTGAAAAGGATTGACTGATTGATAGAGGAGAAGTTCTTGAGAAGAGTCAGAGTTTTTTCAGAAAGTTTCATAGTTTCCCGTAGTTTCATTGTGAAGACCAGCGAAGTGATAGAGCAGAATACAATAATGGATGGCTTTCAGGATGTCAAGTTTTGACTTACCACCCTTCTTACCAAAGCGTGAGAGATATTTGATTGCGTTGGAACGAGTAAATGGTTCCGCGTCACCAATACTCTCAATCAAGTCAAGAGTCTGAGTCTTAGACTCTTGAGAAGTGTAGTGTTGATGATACGTACTAGTCAGATACTGTTCTATTTCTTTCAGAGTTTTGTCTTCATTGTATTTCCAAAACCCGTTTGGATTTGTTTCACTCATAGTAATAGTAAAGGTTGTGTCAGACATTGGGAAGGCACAATAACCTTCCCCAATTATATCAGAAAGGAGACCCGTGGTCAACAGGGAACTTCTCACCAGTAGCGGTCAGATCGAAGTCAACATCCACTTTGTCATAGAGTTCCAAGAAAGCTTGTTTGGTTTCATCGTCAAAACGATTCACACACACTTGGATTGCTTTCTCTTTGTCTTGGAAGATGCTGTAAGCACGGATGATGTGAACAAGACGGCGAGTGGAAATGATCTCTTCAATACCACCGTCATAGAAAGTCTTGCGGATGATATCAGCCCAGTCGCAGAGACGTTTGCAGAAATCATCATCATTCACACTCAGGGACTCAGCGACACCTGCAAGAATACGATGTTCGATCTTAGCAGTGGGATACTCCTGTTCAAAAGTGACAGGGAATCGTTCCAGGAACGCTTCATTGAGAACATTAGTTCCAATGAAACGACCATCATCAGAACCCTTACCCTTGGTGTTTGCAGTAGCAATCACGTTGAAACCAGGAGCAGGTTTCACCCACTTACCAATCTTCTTAAGGAAGACACCCTTACCTTCTAGAATGGACTGAAGGCAGAGGATCTTATTGGAAGCCAGGTCGATCTCGTCAAGGAGAAGGACTGCTCCACGTTCGAGTGCCTCGATGACAGGACCGTTATGCCATGCAGTGTTCCCATCAACAAGCCTAAAACCACCGATAAGGTCATCTTCATCAGTCTCAATAGTAATGTTTACACGGATCAGTTCACGTTTGAGTTGAGCACAGGCTTGTTCAACCGAGAACGTTTTACCATTACCCGAAAGACCCGTAATGAACGTCGGATAGAAGAGACGGGACTGAATAATTTTTTTAACATCACTAAAGTTACCAAACTTGACGAAGGTATCATCTTTCTCAGGAATCAGGTTCTGTTCGATGGAAGGAATGGCAGAAGGAGCTTTGTAGGTTTGTTCCAGTTTCTCTTGAATGGTCAGATTCCACTTACCACGACCGACTTTGTACTGGTCAAGTTTCTTTGTGATGGTTTGGTAGTTGGAACCATTCATCGCACACCAGGCACGAACGTCCGCACTGGTGACAGACTCACCATACAGGTTCTGAAGGGAAGTGATGATGTAGTCGGCGGAGATGGTCATAATCAGTTGTTTGTTTCAACAGACTTATTATACACACAAAAAGGGGGCTCCGAAGAGCCCCCTATGACAGTTTCGAAACTGGACTCAAACACCCTTGAGTTTCTGAAGTTTGATGAACTCCTTCTGCATATCTCTAGTCGCAGAATCATTAGGGCCAGGATATCCAGGAGTACCTACCTTGTTAATAGCCTTACTAAGATCACGTCTTCTTGATTCTTGATCTGGAGAAAGTTGTTCGAGAATTTTAGATTTCTCTTCTTCAGTCATCTCAACCATTGCAGCAATGGCGTCTTGTTCAGACAGACCTTCATCAATCAAATAACCTTTGATGATGTCAAAGAGGTCAGCGTGAGCCAACTGAAGTTTTACTGAATCTTGAGGTTTCTTATTGGGAGCAGGAGTCTGTTTCTCACCAGGGAGGTGAGGACGACCACCAGGAGCTTTAGGTGTACCAGGTCTT